ACACCGCCCCGGCGCTTCATGATCTGGACTTGTTCCTGATCAGTTAGCAGAATTCCACCGTAGGAATCTTTTGGAGAATCAATAACAAAACAGTTTGACAGAGATTGAAGCTGATGTTTGTTGCCAATCCCCGACATCGGTGAACCTTGCGGAACAACGTCCCCAAAATTCTTGAAAAGCTGGTAGATTTCCTCTTCCGACATCGGGTTTGGATACTTCTTTTCGATCCGGGCAAACTCCCGGGCTAGGCGGCGGTGCATGTCGTCTGGGGTTTTCTCCAGAAATGATTCTTCTGCATTCCTCAGAAGATATTTTGTGCAAACATCTGCTGCTAATTCGTCTCCTTTGAAGTAGGCACGGGATGACTCTAAAACTTCTGCTCTTGTATACACTACTTCATCTCCTCATCGCCATTTTTAACTTCATTCCACGCTTTCATGAGGGCAGCTTTTGCTTCTCCGGCGGTTTGTTCGACCGCTTCGTTGAGGGTCAATGAATTCTCATCAAGAATTGAGAATGTTGATGTGGCTGTGTCGATGGAAATTGGGAACAAAATTCCATCTCGTCCTGCTCGGTTCTTCGCGATGTAAAGACGTCCGACTCCAGTTGACTTTTCAGCTGCTTTTCTTGAGATGCTGACCACTACATCTGCCACCATAGCCTTGCCGTATGCTTCAGCCATATTCTCAAGACCCACGATGTCGGAATTCGCACTATCGCGATTTGCTTGAGAAGCTGTCCAGACCGGAATCTCTAATTCCATAGATAGATTTCTGAGTTCTTCGTAAACCAGTTTGAGCTCGTGCCGAAGACTATCGTATGCCCGAGAAGACCGCATGATGTCAGCGTAATCGACCAAGATCAGGCCGGGCTTAAAGCCCTTGAGTGACAATTTCTCAATGTGATTCCTCAACATTGTAATCGTAGCACTCCCTGTAGGATATTCCTTAATGATCAGGCGACCAAGATCCTTGTTCTGGTATGTTTCCTTGACGAGATCCTTATGATCTTGAACATCATTTGAAGCAATGTGACACAAATTACTGTCATATCGAATTCCAACTGCTGTCTCGGACAACTCGAATGTGTAATGGAGAACATTTTTGCCAGCACGCATTGCATTGGCGCCCAAAGCAACCAGCCAATGACTCTTACCCACACCGGTGTTGGCAGTAATAACACCAATCTCGCCGCGGCCCAGACCTCCAGAGAAGATGTCCTTTGCATCCAGCCTCTTGAATCCTGTCGGGCATGCCATTCTGTTGATGCGGATGAATCGTGACTCCAGATCCTCAAAGAAATCGTGTCCAGTGCTGTGTGGAATTCCAAGAGAAACCGCGCTCTTCATCAAGGACACGACCTCCTCAAAATTCTCGCCTTGAATCAGATCGACCGATTTCTCCAGAGCCGCCTTGAAAGCTTGTCGTTTGCAGAAATCCAAGGTCTTATCTTTGACGTAAGCGATATCACCCGGGTTGCGATTGGCTTTGACCCGTAGCAAGAACTCAATGATCTGGTCTTTCAGAATATCATCAGCTCCATCAGCCAGTTCATCCTTGATAACGTTGACCAGCAATCCCAGCGTCGGAAAGCACTTGTACTTGTTATGATATGAGAAGTACTTTTCACTCAAAAATTGAAGATACTCAACGTCAAAGAAGTTGGGCCGCATGACCTCTACCATTTGAGCCGCCCACTGGGTATCTGTAATTAGCCCTTGAAAGATTTTCTCCTGGAATCCTTTCCCATGTTGAGAAAAATGCGGAACATTGTTTGCGTTGTTGATGATCTCCTGAAGGGAGCCGTTCAAGTTACTCACTATCGCCTCACTGAGTTTATCGCCAAAAAGTAGCGATTGATGTCAAATTTTTGCATACCAGATTGCAGTAGCAACCTCATTAATCCCATTTTATTACTTTTCCCCTGTTTTTCAAGTTGACTTTCAATTTTTTGGATCTGGCTTGCAGCTAATTGTGACGTGTCCAAGTACATCAATTTCCAATTTTTCTCAGCCAAGTCGTGAGCTGATGCAATGCTACCGATTGTTTTGCCCTTCTTGTCGTAATGAAGGATTTTTGCCGCTTCCACAATATTTTTGTAACTGACGAAACTTGATCCAGATAGTTCCGGGAACCATTTTGACATAGTCTTGAATCCTGCTCCTTTGACCCCTTTGATATTGTCTCCAGGATCTCCAATGAAGACCCGGGCCGAGATGAAGTTCTCGGACGATACTCCGAACTTGTCGATCACATCCTGTCGGGTGATCATCTTTTTCTGTCCGGGAGACCATTGTTGCACTCGGTCATCAATCAGCTGATACAGATCCCTATCAGAAGACACCAGGACTGTGCGTGCTGGCTTGAAAGTATAGCGACTTAGGTAACCTATGATGTCATCGGCTTCACAATCTCTGACATAAATCTGTGTCACAGGAAGGTGGGTCAAAGCTTTTGCCAAAAGGGATACTTGCATATTGTGATTTTCAGCCGTCGAGGGAATATCGTCCCCATAATACCTATTCAGCGTGGGCGGCCTCCGGCCGTTTTTATAGGTCGGATCGACACCTCTTTTTTTGATGCTGCCGCCCGATTCCCACACAACGATGATCCGACTGGGCTTGAATTTCTCGCACAAGTTTCCTAGTCCTCCAAGGAAGCCCAAAAACCCACCGACGTGCTCCCCGGTTTCTGCCATGCTGGGATTTTTCACAAAATGTTGCATGAAGACATTAAGTCCGTCTACCAGTAGAATCGGTCTATTCTCAGTCATTACACACTCAGGTCTTCCAGAACATCATCCAGATCATCGGCCACAGCTCGAACTTCTTCGAAGGACTCAACATCTAGTTCCATTCCGTCATTGGTGGATAGCTTCTTGACAAAAGCAGCTTCGATTAGGTCATCCAGAAAGTCCTTGTATTGAGGATCAGCCAAGATTTTGTCGAAGTCTGACTTGTAGAACTTCTTCTCCACTTTGACCTCGCCGGTTTCCTTGTTGGCAATGGTCAGGACTCTCCAAGATGACTTGCCGGAAACTTCCACCAGGAATTCACCTGATTCTGCCGGACCGAAACCTCGAAGAAAATCGAAAAGCTGCTCATGTTCCTTGATCCCCTTGCCGAAGTGGATCTCAAAATGAACTTTTCGGAATGGTGCGGCGACCTTGTTCTTGATTGTCTTTGCCCAGACGTGAATGCCAATAACCTCATCATCCTTATTCTTGATCTGCTGACCTGCACCCAGTTTGATTCTGATCGATGCATGGAAAGGAATTGCACGGCCGCCGGGTGTAGTGTCAGGATCTCCATACAGAACGCCGATCTTGGTCCGGACCTGATTCAGGCAGATCATCATGGCGTTCGACTCCCCGATAACTCCGGTGATCTTTCTCATTCCCTTCGAGATTGCTCGAGCCTGAAGTCCGATTGATTCCTTATCATAATCTCCAAGAAGCTCAGCCTTGGGAGATGATGCTGCCACGCTGTCCCAGATAATTGTCACCGGAACATCCTTGTTCATTGCTTTTGCTTTCAGGATGGTTGACTCTGCGGTGGAGAGAACCTCCTCAGTGCAATGGGTATCCACATAGACAAATCGCTTGGAGATGTCGACTCCCAACAGTCCCAGATTCTCCACAGAGGTGGCGTTCTCAGTGTCAATGTAAACCACGATTCCGCCCATTTTTTGAGTTGATCGGGCGATCTGGATGGCGATATGGGACTTTCCAATCGAGGGCGGACCAAAGATCTCTATGATTCTCCCTTCTGGAAGCCCTCCATTTCTTCGGTTGGAGGCAATATAGTCAAGTTGAACTGATCCCGTGCTAACCCATCGCTTGACGTGTGTTGGCGAGATCTCCTGGTGCAGGTTGTATGCGATCTTGGATCCGTGATCCTTGTTAATTGCCTTGATCAGATCTGATGTAAAGTCATCAACTAGGCTTTTGATTTTCTCTTTCTTTTTCCTCTTTGCCATTTTTGCTCCTTAGATGATATTAGCACTTTTCGGCCCAATGAACAAAACAGGGCGCCCCTTTTGAGGGCGCCCTGCTTGACCATCAGGTCACTTGTTTACAGTTTTTCGAGATCAGCGAAAGCGTCATCCAAGTCCTGTAGAGATGTTTTCTTTTCCGTCACGGGCTCCTCACTTTTTGGTGCCGGACCACGAAACGATCCGGATGAAGAATCAGCTTCTGGGTCAGCCAGCCAAGCATTGATAATCTTCTCCAGCTCCTCATAGCTTTTGGCAGAATAGAGGCTGTCAAGATCAGGGATTCCGCCCATCCACTCGGTGATCTTCTCCTTGTCATCAGACAGAGGTGTCGATTTGGGACGAGCCCGAACAGACGACTCAGCATAGATCTTTCCAGGCTGCTGAGTCACATTGGTTTTGATGTCAAATCCCTCTTTGGGATCAGTGATATCGCCGTAGTCAGAGTCAAGCATGATCTTCAAGAGATCCTGATAGACCATTTTGCCAAAGGACCAGATGCGAACACCCTTGTCCTCTTCGCCACGAAC